ACATACCGGCAACTCTTGAAAAGATTGCCAGCATATTGAGAAGCAGCGGACGCATTGAAACGATGAGCCGTAAGGAGCAAATTAAACACCTGTGCAAACTTACGGGCGTCTCACCTGAAGAGTTGGCGTTTGCCCGTCTATACAAAACCCCGCAAATGACCGCTCAGCAACTTGCAATACAAATGGGGGTATCTGTCAGGACGCTGTATCGCTGGAAAACCGTTGCCAGTTTGCTCAGCAAAAGGAAACATTTCACCTGATCAAAATGTCACAGTTTGTGTCACACTTCTAAACAAAAATAAAAAAATTATTCCGCGTTTTCAGTTTGGAAACGCGGTTTTTTTATGCGCATTCCAAAAAAACGCCCCGAAAAATGTCACATTCGGCGAATAGTGACGGAACAAATTTTATTGGGATGAACAAAATGGGCAGAAGCAAAAAACAGATCGCTAAGAAATTCCAGAACGAACCTCAATATTTAGCTGTTGTTGAAGCTGCCTATGAATTGCGCATTTCTGAATCGGCAGCCTCTAAGTTCTTCGATGAGGCAGCTGCTGATGGAGTGACACTTCTTCAGTTTGCCCGGTCAAAAAGAGTTAGTCGCAAAGAGTTCTGGGCGTGGGTCCTGAAAAACAAGTTTCAGTCAGTAACGTTTAGCTGATTATTAATTAACACTTAAAGCAAATCAGAAAAGGACCTACGCCCATGCAATTTAACGGATTTTCAAGGATTAAAATATGAAACGATTATTGAATGCTATTACCGCCGGATTTTGGACTCTGTGTAAATGCCTCTGGTATCCGGATTATTCTTTTGACGGTTGCTATGGCGTCTGCATTGGCGATGCTCCCGACATACAAAATGCCATGCGATACGGTTATCCCGACAGCCCTTCAAGGTCGGTTCGTATTTGCAATGACTGCGAAAACGAAATCAACACCGACGGTCAGGCGGTAGAAGATTTTTTATGTCAGTGCGGACGTTTGATTTGTGTTGACTGCAAAAAAACCTGCGTCGGCTGTGAAGATTTTACCGGATGCGAGTTTTGCATGGAATACAACAAAGAAACGGACGGGTATTACTGCGATTTGGATTGTTTGGTTTACCACGAAGAAAAAAAGAACCGCTAAAAAAAGAAAGGGAAAAATGAGTTTACTTGAAACTTTAGACAATGAAAGCGTTGCAAAGCAAAGAGCGCCTAAGGGCATTATTTATGCCTCAACCGGTGTCGGCAAAACGATCTTTGGCCTTAATTGCCCGAAGCGATTTGTTCTTAACTGCGAGAACGGAACTGTTTATACAAAAAAGGGTGTAACCGATTACTTGAGGACATGGGAGGAAATGTTGCCCTGGCTGGAAGCTATGGCATACGATGAACACGATTATAAAACCTTCGTTGTCGATACGATTGATTGGCTCCTGCGCCGTGTGGAAGAACATGTCAGCGGTACAGGCGGTAAAGCAAACAGATTAGAGGCTACGCTGAATAAATCGCATGGTGGTTACGGTAACGGCAAACAGGTACTTTTGAATTACGTTTACCAAAAAGTCCTGCCCCTGCTCGATGCGATGGTAGACAGGGGTATCGCCGTGATCTTACTTGCGCATGCTAGTCGCCAAAACATCACCAACATTGACGGCGTGACAGTAGAAAAATCCACGCCGGATATCCATCCCGTTTTGCAACAAACATTTGTCGAATGGGCCGACTTCGTAGGCGCCGCAAAAATAGAAGGACAGGACAGAGTTTTGCACCTGAATGAAACCGGTCAGCTTCTTGCTAAAAACAGGTATGGCATCGATCAGCCCATCCGGTTCGATTGGGATTCGTTCGTTGGTGCGATTAAAAATAACTTTTCAAAAGTAACTACTAATTTATTGAAGGAGCAAGAAACTAATGGCAAATCTTAATGGATTTAACGCAAACGAAGTTGACCCGAATGTACCGTTCGAGGTCAGACCGGCGGGCGAGTATATCGCTCACATGGTCGCGAGTGAAACGAAAGAAAACTCCAAAAAAACAGGTACTTTCCTCTTGTGTGAGTTTGAAGTTATCGAAGGCCCCCATAAAGGCGCAAAGTTCTGGGACAGATTGAATTTGAGTAACCCAAGTCCACAGGCAGTTTCAATCGCAAGAGGTTCTTTGTCGGCGATCTGTAGAGCCGTCGGAGTTATGAAACCAAAAGATAGTACCGAGCTGCACAACCTCCCCTTGGTCTTGATCGTGAAGCTGAAAAAGCGTGACGACAATGGCGAGGACACCAATGAGATTAAGGGTTACAAAAAGAAACCGTCTTCTTTGGAGAAAACACGAGAGCAACCGGTAAACGGCAGTCAGCAGACAGAGCAGACAGACGTTGCGCAGGGTGACGAAAAGCCGCCCTGGGAAAAGTAGAACGCATTGCGGGGTAAACTAATTGGTAGGTTGTCAGGCTCATAACCTGAATAGTGCGGGTTCGAATCCCGCCCCCGCTACTTTTTGATAACGAAAGAAAAAGGAAAGCAAAGATATGGGAATTTTGGAAGAACTAAAACGGCTTGTACCCGATGAAATTATCGACGATTCCAATGTTGAGGAAACGGCGAAAATGGTTGACCTTGATATCGCATACAGGTTGTTTGTTGTGACGGACTTTGTTCATCAGGAAGATGTCGAACTATTTGACAATATCCCCGATGTTATTGAGTTGAAGAAAAGGCCGGACGGAAATTATGAGATACGGAAAAAGTTGGAAACCGGACCTGATTTCCAAATAGTTGGCCCTGACGAAGCGAAGGTTATGCGGGCAAGGTTTTTGCTTCTGAAGGCGTTCTATTCCAGCAACTTAGAAGCAATGCCGTGTAGTAAGCAATCAGAAGCCGTATCAAAATACGATATTGGTTTTATCCCTAAATTTTAGAATAATCAAAAGGGAATACAAGGATGTATTTTTTAGGAATTGACCCCGGACAAAAAGGCGGCGCGACGTTGCTTGATGATCATGCAAGGATAGTTTGTCGTTTTGCCTTCACCAAAAAAACAGAGCATGATATAGGCGAATGGTTACAGGAAATCACCGAAGGAAAAGATTGTCTTTGTTACATTGAAAAAGTCCATTCAATGCCGAAACAGGGAGTAGCTTCTTCGTTCAGGTTTGGCCTCAATTATGGTTTTCTTAGAGGGTTGCTTACCGGATTGAAAATCCCGTTTGATTTTGTTACCCCCGCTGTTTGGCAACGTCGGCTTGAATGTATGTCCAGAGGCGATAAGAACGTCACAAAATCCAAAGCACAGAGAATGTACCCTGCTTACCCAAAAATAACCCATGCAATAGCTGACAGTATTTTGATTGCAAGATTCTGTTATCAGTTCGGATTAAGGTAACACATTTTATTAACATTTTCGAAAGGTAAGAACGATGAAAAAGATTAAGTTGGTTACGATTATGGTTGTAGTGGTTTTGTTGCTTACAGGCTGCAGTATTCCAGCAAAACAAAAGCCCGCGGAAATTCAAAGAATGGCAAGATCATTCGAAAATGAGATTCTCCCGAAAGTAAATGAAGAGATTGAACGTGTTCAGCCGCAAGTTGTTGCGATAACGGAAGCTGTTCAGGGACAAAATCTTTCAGGCGATGATTTGAGTGACATGGTCGCAATGTTGCAAACAGCTAACGCGGCTTCGGCTCCGTTCAATCCTTACGCTGTTCCGGTTGGCGCAGCCCTGACGTTACTTAGTGCTGTCCTGGGTATCTTTGCCAGAAACAAAACTAAAGAAGCAGCCATTGTTCAGCGGAAATACACAGCGCATAAGCAGGGTGTGGAACGTGCAATTAAGACTTTTAAGCAACATGACAACGTAACGCCCGAGACCGTCGAATTAAATCTCTATGACAGTATCGGTCTGGCCCGCACAAATAACGGCGTGTGAAAAAAGTTACAGGTGAAAAGTGCGAATGTATGAAAGTTCAAAAGTAAATGAGATTGCAAAACTGCTGATGTCGGCAAGGGCTGATATTGTTGTCAATAAGAATTTTGTGGCAGCAGCTGAAGCTATAAGCATAGCACTTGATGAGATTGCAAAATTGAACCACGAATTAACACCAATGAGCACGAATGATAAAGAGTAAATAATGCAGTTACGATATTATCAACAAGAGGCGATTCATGCCGTATATAGTTATCTGCGAACGCATAACGATAACCCGTGTATCGTATTGCCTACCGGCGCCGGCAAAACTCCTGTAATGTCTGCGATCTGCAATGATGGCGTAAACCTTTGGAATGGCCGCGTTCTGGTTCTTGCCCATGTAAAAGAACTCTTAGAGCAGACCGCGGCAAACCTCGCTGCGATTACAGATAATATCAAAGTCGGCGTTTACTCTGCCGGACTGAAACGAAGGGACACACACCAGCCGGTTATTGTTGCCGGAATTCAGAGCATTTTTAGAAAAGCATTTGATTTCGACCCTTTCGATTTGGTCCTGGTTGACGAGTGCCATTTAATACCGCCTTCAGGCGAGGGAATGTATCGGCAGTTTTTAGACGACGCCGCAAAAGTTAATCCGAACATGCGTGTGATCGGGTTAACCGCCACGCCATACAGAATGAGTAGCGGCATGGTATGCGCCCCTGATAATATTTTAAACAAGGTCTGCTACGAGATCGGAGTTAAAGAGCTTATTGTAAAAGGTTATTTATGCCCGCTTAAAAGCAAAGCAGGGCAGAAAAAACCAAACACTGACAATCTGCATATAAGGGCCGGTGAATTTATAGCCTCCGAAGTTGGCGAATTAATGGACGATGCTTCGCTGATATATTCTGCGTGCTGCGAGATAATTGAGAAAACAGCAGAACGTAAAAGCGTTTTAATTTTTACGTCGAACGTGGCACACGCCCACCATGTAGCTGAAACTCTGCAAAGAAAAGTCGAGAAAGATACAGTTGGCGTTGTTGTGGGCACCACTTCCGCCATAGAACGCGCTGAACTTCTTGCGAGATTTAAAGGACAAGTCGTAAAATCAAGTTTGTTTGGAGATACAAAGAAGCCGCTTAAATACCTGGTGAATGTCAACGTGTTAACTACCGGCTTTGACGCGACAAATATAGACTGCGTTGCCATGCTTCGCCCGACGGCTTCGCCGGGATTGTACTATCAAATGGTAGGGAGGGGATTTAGAGTCCACCCGCAAAAAAAAGACTGCCTGATTCTGGATTTTGGTAACAACATAATCCGGCATGGCCCTGTTGATTGCATTACAATTAGCACAAAAGCAGGCGGCGGAGGCGGTTTTGGAAATACCACTGTAAAGGAATGTCCCGAATGTCAATCGCTGGTAGACCTGGGATATTCTAACTGCCCTGACTGCGGCTATGAGTTTTCAACTAGGGCGTCCGGGAATCCAAATCATGACGGGACGGCTTCCGACGAAAATATTCTCTCCGGCGTGATTGAAGACAATAATTACAAGGTGACTGACGTTCACTATTACCAGCACTTTAAACGCAACGCGCCTGATGATGCCCCTACTACTTTCCGCGTCGATTATCAGATTGGGTTCAATACGTTTCAAAGCGAATGGGTTTGTTTTGAACACACGGGATATGCTCGCGGAAAAGCAGTAAACTGGTGGAAACATCGCAGCAATGCGCCTGTCCCTTCTGATGTGCCTGAAGCATTGGAGATGGCCGGATACCTTGCCCAAACAAAAGAGATAACTGTGCGAAGCGAATCCGGTAAAAAGTTCGATTCTATAGTTGATTATTTCATCGGCGAAAAGCCTGAATATATCAGCCACCAGGACGAAACCGATCTCGTTGAAGTCGATAGCGAAGTCACCTGGCCGGATGGCTGGGGAAATAATGAAGATGATATACCATTTTAGAAAGGGAAAAATGCAGACACATTTTAAAGGACTCCACCTTGTAGAAATTTACAACCCCGAAAACGACGGCCATAAAAAGTTTAAATGCTGCGGCAATCAAGTGAAAACACATATCGGAAATGTTGTTTGGCATAAGAGGTTTTGCCAGTATGTGTTTGTCCCTAAGAACGTCGCGCAATTTACTTATGGCAGCCTTCAAGATGTTGCGAGTTTCTTATGCCGGTTAAACCATTTGAATCTACAAGAAAAAAGAGAAGCAAAAACAGCGCCCTAATGAAGTATTTCTCAATGTTCAGTGGTATCGGCAGCTTTGAATTGGCGGCAAAAAATGTTTTGCCTGACGCTGAATGCGTAGGTTTTTCCGAGATAGACAAATATGCAAGAAGTATTTATTTAAGGCATTTTCCAGAACATAGAGACTATGACAACGCAACTGGAATTATTTCAAACGAATTGGCCGAGTTTGACTTGCTGGTTGGAGGTTTTCCGTGCCAGACATTCAGCATTGCAGGAAATCGAGCCGGATTCAGTGACGTTCGGGGAACTTTGTTTTTTGAAATCGCAAGGATTCTCCGCGACAAAAGACCCGGATATTTTCTTCTTGAAAACGTTGACGGTTTGTTATCTCACGAAGAGGGAAAAACTTTCCAGACAATACTTGGGGTTCTCGCCGATCTGGGGTATCGAGCTGAATGGCAGGTACTTAACAGCAAGTATTTC